GCCCAAACAACTTAGGATCGCGCAACCTAATCTAGATCGAATAGAACATTGTTATCCTTTTCAGGAACACGATGGTCCATCCAACTTAGTAAGGAAGCCCAAGCTCGCTCGTTATCTCGAATAGCCTTCTCTACAGTAGAGTAAGAACTATGCTCCATAACCAAAGACGGCAACATATAGTAAGTCGACATATCAAGAAATGATTCGTCGGACTCACTAATTTGTATGCTCTTCCTCTTATGAACTTTCGTTCGAAGAGAATTGCGCCAGACTGGTCGTGCCTGAATAGGCTGTGAATTAGGCACTTTGCGGACCGAAAAGGACTTATGAATCTTGTCTTTAAAAGATAAAGAAATCATAACTTCCTTCTTAGAAGGACCACAACGGTGACCCGTACTTGTAAAAAGGTACGAAGCCGTTGTATCCTCTATGTTATCACCGTAGTGATATTCGATCAACGAAGTTAAACCCACTCCACCCAACTCTTCAGGTATATACCAGGGGAGAGAGGTCGATTTTAAAACTTCCGAATTATATTTAAGGAATAATTCATGAACTTCCAGACGAAAATCTAGAGGACATGATTCCATTAAGGCAGCATGACGCTGTCCTATAGATGGAAGCCTTTCATCATACTTCAAAAGATCATTCTTCTTCAGGAGTCCTGATCGGGTGTTACCCCTGACCAGACCCATATTTACATATGGAATCAATGTGGCTCGTTGACCACTATATTGATACGAAGTTGAATTGATATTAAGGTAAGATTCTGAAACATACGTCTTCCCTACGGACGGGACGAGTCCGGCTACACGAGCCACACTCTTCCAGATAGTAGAAAACTGCTCTGGTCCACGGACCAGACCGTCATCACCATTCACCAAAGCCGGTAACTCGTTAAGAGTACAGGTAATGTTCATGGTAATTTCGTAACAATGACGTATAACAGCGGCATTAATCAAACATAAAACAATGAAGCTCACGATCGAGCCCATTAACTGGCCCCAAACCTGGGGAAGACCCTCGACAAGATGACCGGTTAAGGCCTTCTTAAAAAGAGTCTCCAGATCTAGATCCAATCCCACAGAATCACAGAGTTCTTTCACACACCTTTCCGACATAATCGGATCAAGTAAGTCGGTTGCCGAGGAGTAATCCAAGGAATGAAACTTACCTAACGTACCCGAGAATACGTCATTTATGATCTTTTCGGTGACGGGGGTTCCTATCAATTGAAAGATTTTCATCTTTCGCATGATCTTGTGACAGAATTTCTGTACTGGCTTAAGGACGAAATACGTAAAGGGCGGACCCTTAGAGATAACTCTCACTTTTAGCGCCTCAGGAAGGGCTACGAGTGTCGTATCTGCGACCTCCGTTTGAGCACGCAATCTGGCTTGCTCCCAAGCATCCTCATAAGCGGATTCCACTTTCTTTCGAAAGGACGGTTTCACACTGAGGACCAGATTGTCTTCGTCTTCAATCTCTTCAGCACTTGACTCCTCGAGTGCATCACTATAAAACGAATTAACCCGTAAAGGGTCAACACGATTCATAATAAATGACTCTTCATAAAGAGTACCAGCTGTACCGAACTCATTACGAGTATCAATATAGTTGGCTCTTATTGAAGGGGCATAAGGTTTCTTCAACTCAGCAAGAGTGATTTTGCGAGTGAAGACTTCCCTAACCGTCCGGCCAATTTCGTCAAGAATACGTTCTTGAGTGGAAAAACTGGAGCTAGGTCTAACCTTTACAGTCGTGAGGACTTTCAATGTATCTTCCTTTGCCTTGTTCAAGGCATCTTTACCAGGTTTCGGCATTCCCTTTTTGGAATAAAGAACAGCAACTGCAAAAGACAGTTTCTGGGGACCCTTCATCAGGAGATTGACAAATCTTCCGAAGGACCCACCTGCTATAAGATTAGGATAATCAACTCGAGAATAAGGTTTCTCAGGGAGTTCATTACCAAGATGGTAGGACATGAAAGCGGCCAATTTATACTTCATGAACTTAATCCAACCACACTCCATTGAGCATAATTGCCAATGGTCGAGGGTCTTCTTAGCATGAAAGGTTTCGGATCGAAACCCATACAAGGAGGCGAGTTCTACAAGTAACTGGAGTGATTGGGTAAGCTTTTGATAAATCTCTGGTGAACAACCAGAGAGAAGGCTTCCTCCTATCATCGGACGAAACACTTTGTTGTTAACCCTCTTGAGAAACGAAGAGTTCTTTCCTGAAAGATGATCTGTGACGGTATAAGTGGCTACAACGCCCGACCGAACAGCAATTTCTTTAGGACTTCTCTCTGACGAATTCTCATCAAGGACAACACCTGTTTTCGAACTAGGTAACATGATTGCGCTCTGCAGACCTGAAC